AAATCTTGACTTCATAGCGAAGATCAGACCAGTTGGTCCAGTCATTGGTTGTACGCCACAAATGTCATAAGCAATTAAATTAGGCATTGCTCTTCTTACTAGTGAGATTAGGATTGGGTCCCAATTTGCAATCGCTGTACCAGTTTGGTTAGCGTGTGCCTCACCTAAGAATGCAGCATCTTCTTTAAGTGCTTTTTCTTGGTTTTCAAGAATTACAGCTGTTACCGCTTTTCTATAAGGATCTTTAATTTCTGGAAGATCGTTATGTTCAAGAACCGGTTGCCACTTTTCTTGAAGGCTTGATGAGTTATACATTAATTACTCTCCCTTATTTATTTTAATGTTTTTAGTTCTTGTTATAGCAGCTGTGTATTTTGCCATTGTGTCTGAAAGATCACTAGGATCTACCGTACCGCTATTTGATGATGTAGTGTCAACATTGGTTTCAGCAGGTTTTGCTTCTGATGCGAAATAAGACTCTTTAATAGTTTCTAATTTCTTTTTATAATCGTCAGCATCCTCGAAATCAACATTTTCAGTCAATCCCTTAAATTTTTCTTTTTGAGTATCTGCCATAGTTTCAGACACTTCCTCAAAAATATCGCCTCTTGTTAAATCAGCATTTTCTTTCTTAAGGCTTACATTCTTTTCAACCTCAGAATTTACTTTTGCTTTTAACTCATCGATTTCTTTTGCTTGAGCTTCTAGAATATCATACTTTTCGTCAGGAATATCGATATAGTGGTCTTCAAATAATTGTTTTAAACCACCGATGAAATCTTCAGCAATCTCACCTTTGATACCTCTTTCGATAGCAAGTTCATTATCTTTAACCCACTCTTCTACAACATAGTTGAGGTAGTTATCGACTTTTTGAACCATATCTTCTTTCATAGAAGATTTGCTTTCTTCTAGTTCACTAGCATAGTTATCTTCTAGTCTTTCAATTTCAGCTTTTACTTTTGACTTAACTGCAGCTTCAAAAACTGTAGCAGCCTTAGTTTTAAACTCTTCTGAAAGTTCAGATTCGCCAGAAACAAGAGCGTTGACATCTTCTTTAACATCAATATCTTTAACTCTTTTTTCAATAGCTTCTTTCTTACTAGCTTCTTCTTTTTTCTTTTCTTCTTCGTCTTCTTTGTCGTGCATACCTTCGTGATACCCAGCCTTCATGTCTAATTTAGCCATGATGTGTTTGTATTCTTTAGCCATGTCATCTTTTTTCATTTCTTTCATTTTATCGTACATAGCTTGAAGCATACCAGCTTTAGTTTTTGGCATCTCGTGCATACCTTCTTTTTTACCGTCATGTTCAGCTTCTGAAATATCTTCACCATCGTGGTCTACTTCATCACCTGCAGCAAGAGGCTCTTTGATTTTAGAGGAACCCATAGATTGTGGTGCAGTTTCAGCAGCCCCAGCACCTTTAGTTGGAGCAGAACCGTCTTTCTTAACTTTCTTAGCGTTAGTTATCTTGCCTTCTGGATTATCAGTAGTTTCCCCACCAATATCTTCAATAGCACCATCGACTTTTTTCATAGGTTCGCCCTTAACAGCATTTGCAGTCGGAGCTGCTTGACCATTGGCTTCACTCACCTCTGTTTCAAGTTCTTCGACTTTGTTTTCTATTTCGGACATTAATATTCTCCCTATTTAAAATATATATTTTAATTGTTATAATATTTATAAATTACAAATTTTTCAAGAATTTATTGAACACAGCTGCTTTTTTCTCAGCAAGCTCATGTCTTTTTGCTCTCTCTATTTCTTTTCGTAATTCATTCACTTCTACCTCTTTAATGATACCATTATCCCAAACCCACTCTTTACCTTCCATGACACCTTGAACAAAGGCATCTGGTGCAGATGGGTCGGCCACAATATCCGCGGCAGTTGCCAGATAAAAATCACTTTTTACATAATTTGCACCTGACCTGTTTTCTAAAGACCCCATGCCTCTAGAAGAAACTCCTAATTTAGCACCTTCATCTATCAAAGACTTAACAATATTACCGTATGGAGTATTTGTTATCTTTGCTTCACCCATAAAATTCTTACCATCTGGATATAACTTGGTAATCATATGTGACACTCTTTCCAAGTTTACAGTAGGTCCATCTGGGTGTCCTAGTTCACCGAAGGCTCTCTTTTCGTTAATAAATTTCTTGGTATATCTAGAAACTTCTTTATTCAAAGTTTCCATAGGATATACTCTACCGTTTCTGTTTTTCAGATCGGCTTGCATGAAGACACCCTTAATAAAATAATTTTTTTTATTATTAGTTTCTTCGGTTACAAACTCTATATCTGTTATCTCTTCCCTAATAAGTTTCATATTTGTTCTCTCGTAATATTTATATTATCTTAACTCCAATATGATAGTATAACTATCACCGTTTACAAAATTTTTCGTAGAAAATAGTATATCACCTGTAGGTGTAGTCGCATTATTTGCAATTTGGATGGCAGGGGTCTGTAAATCGATTGTCCCACTGCCACCTAAAACCATTGCAGTTGCGTTAGTCGCACCGTCATATACTAATTCTACTGCTCCGTTTCCACCCACCGTGTTAATACTGTAGATTACTCTAGCAATCTTTGTAGATGAGGAGGCGTGATTAAGTTCACTTGCATCTACTTTTTTTACTAGACTCTCTCCTGTACCGTCACTAAGGTTAGTGAATTTCATCACGGTCTTTGAACCAGAGACATCAGTAATAGTTTGACTTGTAACTGTATCAGCCATTACGGATTAGTTGCTTCGTTAGTATTTGTGAATCCAGATATTTTGTGAAACTCGGTAACTAATGTAAATGTTCCTGTTGCATTAACAACATTGACATCACCACTAATACCTGACCCAGCATTATTAGTTAATGCAGGTTGTCCCGGCATATATCCGTATGATCCATTACCTGTTAATATAGTACATTGAACATTTGTTGTAGCATCCCATTTAAGTTCTACTCCACCTGATGCACTCTCTATACTATAAAATATTTTTGCGATAGATAGTCTTGGATTACTATCAGCACCAGATAAAGCTGATGCGTCAACAATCTTTACATTATCTCCATCTGCATTTGCTGCATTGTCACATACTGTTTTAATAATTGTTTTAAAACTAGTGTCAACCAGCGTTTGATTTGTAACTGCCATTTTTGCCTCCTATATGACTTTTGTTATAAACCTTTCGATTTCATTAGGTTTAACTCTATGTTTTCTACCTAACTCTTTCGTAGTCTTATCTAAATTTTTTAAAACAGCAAAAGGTGACTTGCTTAACTTAACCATAATATCATCTACTGCTTTCTTTAGAGCAGGTGATAATTTACGATAATCTGGTGAGCGTTTATGCTCGTCTTTTTCAGTTATCGATTTCAGTAGTTTCGTCAGCGTTTGTGTCATCTTTTGGTGCTTCTACTTTTTTACTCATGATAGTACCAGCTAAGTCTTTTCTCTTATCATCTAAAGCTTGTCCAACTTTAGCACTTAAAGCAGATTTAAATTTTTCTTCTGCTCCAATTTGATCGTCACTAACTATAGCATCTATCATATCTTTAACCACTTCGTTCATTAAAATCCTCCGTTATCTGCGTCAGCTGCAGGGTCTTTAATAATACCTTGCTTAATCTCATCAGCAATTTTCTTTCTTTGGTCTGTTATATCTTTATCAGACATTCTTAATACTCTTCTCATAACAAAGTCCATAGAATAAACTTTTCCAACCATTTGATTGTTAAATAAATCTTGGGCCATCTGTAATCTATCCTTTAACATTTCTGACTCTTTAATTTCAGAATAATAACCGTCTTGAATAAAATCATATTTGACTAGTTCAGACATATCATTATCCCAATCTTCAGGAGTAACTATGTTCTTTAATATGAGTTGCGTTCTAAGCAAATCATGAAATAAAACAACAAATTTTTTTCTAAGCCTACCAATATATTTTGTAAACTTTAATTCGTCCCTTGTTATCTCGGTTGATCTACCTAGACTAAATCCAGACTCTGCTTCAAGTCTAGAGATAGGCACATTGAGAGAACGATATAATTTTTGTTGAAAGTATTTTATATCATCTATCTCACCTAAATTCTGTCCACCTGCTAGTGTAGTGATTTCAGTTCCTCGACCACCTTCTCTTCTTGGTAGCCAAAAATCTTCGAGCATAGACATATTGATTTACAGGTTTGATTGCTTTATGCAGATAAGATAGAACAAGATTTTTTTGTTGATCTATAATACCTGATGGACAGAATGCTATTGCATCTGGTGATATTTTCATTCCACCTTCTGATGCTGAACCACCTACACCTTTTTCATTGTATATAAAGTAATCTTTATATTCTACCTCTTCTGGCTTACCACCAACTGGAGGCATGTAATTTCCGTTTGTTTTTTTAGTAATTAGTTCACGCATCTTTTTAATTTTGCGTGGATCTATATACCTAACCTCAACAATTCCATCTCTTATGTTTTTTGTGTTAATAATTTTATGATAGTATATTCTTCCATCAACATACCATCTTCTAAAAATATCGTGACCTTTTTCGTTAAACTGTAAAAGTCTTAACACATTGTCAAACTCTTTGTGTATCTTTTCTTTGATACTATCGTTTGTGTTAAGTTGGTCAAGATTTAAACGAACCGTAGGATCGTTATCGTCACTAACTATTGCTTCATTGACAACATCTTCCACAGCCATATCACACTCTGGCTGCATTGCCACTTCTCTATATCTTCTTATTAAATCTGCCTCATCACGGACTTTACCCTCCATATCCAGGTAATGCCCCATGATACCACCACCAACAACGGTTTGAGCCCCGTCATCAATAGAAGGCAAGGTAAAGTTTTGACTCGCACTTGCCTTCTCTTTTGATCTAGTGATGGAAAAGCCGAATAGCTCTGCCATATTATTTCCTCACTTCTAATTATGTTGTAGTATTAGATTCCCAATACTGGTATTGCCATTCACAAGTAAATTCTTCTACCGCATTATCAGTCGAATAGTCTAATGCTATTTCCTGTAAATTGATAGGGAACATTCCTCTAAATGTGTATGACTTGATTACACTACCATTTCTATCTAGTTGATCAACAAATGCGTCAACCTGATAGTCAGCAGGGTTTTGTAATCCTTGATTGTCACTCATATTATTAATACCGTTTTGCCATCTTTCGATTGCATTTCTTACCAAGAAATCCGTATCATTTAGAATTGTAGTTGACCAAGTAGCAAAAGTTCTTTCTCCTGCTATATTGATTATTCTACCTCTAAAGTTGATAGGTGTTGCAGCAATCGTTGATGCTGGTAACGAAGTAGTTTTACACAGAAAACTCATGCTTTCTGTTTCACCACCTTGTGCAGCAAATCCTGGAAAAGGCATAATAACTCTAAACTGATTGGCTCTAGCTCCACCGCCTTTTAGCTTAGAAAGAAAACTTGTAATTGTAGCCATGTTTTACCTCCTATGCTCCTGCGACTTCACTAAACGCTACACCAGTTCGTGTTGCGACAAAGTTAAGTTTGATAAAGTTAATTGAACGAGCAGGCTTGATGAAAATATCAGCTATGAACTCGTTACGGTCAATTACTTCACCTGTGTTATTTGTGTCATCACAGACCACCTTGAAGTCTGTAATTCCTCGTCTACCTTGTATATCTCTTAGGAAAGGTTCTACTAGGTTTCTAAATTGTGCTCTTGTAAATTCATCGTTGAACTCAAAGAGTTGAAACTTAGCTGCTGTAGAAATTGCTTTCTCCATGAGCAAGAATAGTCGTCTTACATTTATTCTATCGAATGCACTTGGTTTCTTTTGGAAAGTTTTATCTCCAAATAAAACTGTACCGTTACCTGGGAAAGTTACAACCGGGTTTACATTAGCTTTGTATAGTATATCTCTTTGCGCTTCATTTGGATTGAACGCAAGTTTTACTGCACCTCTAATTTGTCCTCTTGTAAATCCACCTGGAGAAAAGAAAGGATCTGCGACAAGATCAGTTCTTGCACATAGACCTGCTATGTCTCCATTTAATGGTACCATTCGGTATACATCGTTGAATTTATCATATACTTGTTTATATCCACTATCCACTACTGCATAAGAACTAGATGGTAAACCATTAGCAAAATCTCTGACATTCAAAGTTTGTTGAATAGGATCCGTTACAGCTACAACATCTGCTCTTGCAGGTGAGATAAATGCGATACAGTCTTTTCTTTGCTCTGCTATGTCAATTAGTTTAGTTGCTTTGGTGTCACCAGTTGCATCTGTAGCAGTTTGTGAAGGACCTCCAATTAAGAAGTTTATTTCAACATTTTCAACATCTAAAAACTTCTCATAAGCAGTTGCTAGTTGTGCGTTTGTGATTGTATCACCATCAGCACCACTTGTAAGTGAAGTGTTTAAGACCTGGAATGCATTACTAGCACCTGTATTATCAAAAGTTTGTCCTACTTTACTAGAACCCAAATTAGCTAATGTTGAGTCATGGTCCATCCAATATATAAATTTACTTTCACGGTAAATAACATCACTATAGAAGTTACTATTACCTTGAGCGTCTTTTGCATCAGATGCTTGTGAAACACCTTCAAATGTTTCTAATACAGTATTTTTAGTTCCTGTGATACCACCGTCTTCGTCAACAACAGCGATATGCATCTCGTCTAGTGAGCCACCTGCATTTGCTACATCGTCTGTAGTTCCAGGTGGTTGTGAAAATTGGAAAAAGTATTCCCAATGCCTTAGCACTTTTGCGTTATCAACAACAGCGTGTCTTAATCCACCAGTTTCTGTTTCTCCAGTTGATGGGTTATATCTTGCGATTGTTAATAAGTTCGTGCTAATATTAGTTACCTTATAATAAAATCCTGAAGGTGCAGCTGTAAAGGCTGAAGTATCACCAAACTCTAGTATGTCGCCAACTTGCATTAAACTACCATCGTCAACAGAAATTGTTGTATCTCCGATAGCTGCTGAAGCGTCATTAACTAGATTACCACTCATTGAGTGTGGGCCAAAAGCAGTAGAGTTAGAACATAAAGAAACTTTTAAGTTGTTTCCTTTTGCGCCTGGTTCTCTTGCAGCCCATTCACCTTTACTGTTACTTCCACCAGAAAAATTATCAAGATAGTCTTGTGTATTTTTAATTAAAGCTCCACTGCCAGAATCAGTTGCATTTAATGCATTGGCAGGAGTTGCTCTTACAACCCTTAATGCGTTTCCGTATTGTAAAAAGTTGGTTGCACTATAGTAGAACTCAAAGTTAGATGAAGTTGGTTCACCAAACTTCTCTACATATTCTGTTTCACTTGAAATCGGAGTGATTTCGTCCATCGGCCCTTTCTCACTAACTACAACAACACCTGCAATCGAAGTTGATACAGCAGGAACTATGTTAGTAAGGTCCTTTTCCGTTACGAGAACACCAGGTGATACTTGAAAAGCCATCTTTTATTCTCCTTTTAAAATTAATAGTTTGTCGTTCAAATATTTATAATTTACTGACCTTTGATAATTTTGACCGTTTCCCACTTTTGTCCATAGGGATCAACAAAATTTTCATCTTGATCAGTTACTCCATCGTTTAGAAAGCCAAAGGGTGCCATATCTTGTTCTATAGCGTTCTTTTGCTCTTCATATAATCTTGCTCTTATATCTTGATCTGTTAGTTCTTTAAAATATGTTTGATTAGATAACCAGGCAAATAAGACACAACACATCATCAAATCATCGTTTGAACCATCATCTGCTTCATATTTAGATGTTCCTTTTAATATGAATGTTGACATCTCGGATATTAGGTCAAAGTCTTCTATGATAATTTTATCGGATTCTACTAATGTCTTTAAGTTTGAACAACCTAATTTTTTGATTGCTTTAGTTGTTCGCACTCCAAGTTGTGCACCTTTACCACTAAATCCTGAACCTGCGACTTGTCCTGCTCTACCTCTTTGTGATACCATGATTAAATTATCATACTCTAACTCATAATGTAAAGTGTCAGCAACCTGACCACCAATATCGTTTACCTCAACAAGTATTTCTGCTTGATTATAATTTCTTGCGACTTTTTCTACAATACCTGGAAACATCATAGGTTTAATATCATTGTTTTTATATTTACCTACAACCCTATAAGGTATATGTGTAACATCGAAAATAACAAATGCTGAGTTATCGTTTAAGTCACCTCTAGCCACATCTACAGTTACACAATATCTATGGTCTTCTTTGACTGGCTCATATATATCTAAACCTGCATTAGAAACAGATGGCTGTCTATATCTCATTGTTCTTAATTTACTAGGGTTAATAAGTGTATTAACTGAACCTAAGAACTCACATTC